ATTTCCCAAAAACTTCTCGCAGAGTTCAGAAGTAAAGATCGTAATCTTAAGTACTTTATCGCACTTGAACCCGACTCTACATTCAACTGAAAATGAAAGATTGGCAAAAACTTTATGACGATCTTCCCGACTCTGAGAAAGATAAAATTGCTGTTCTTAGAGTCATGGAATGCACTAACGGAGTTATTCAACATGCATTCCGAGATGGGTATGCATATGCTCTCCCCATTGAGGATACAAGAAAAGCAATGAAGTTTAGTATGTCATGCATTAAGAACATGGCAATTCCTCTCAAAGAAGAAACCATTACATTTGAACCAGATACAGAAGAACTTATGCGTCAAGCAAGAGAACTATATGTAAGTGGTGTTAAGCAAGGTAATGATGAAGACTTTGCTGAGTTTATGAAGATTTCTGAGGCATCTGCTAAAGCATGTGGTATGCCTAGATTGATTAAAGCAAAAGAAATTCTTGAGAAGAACGTTGACGATATCCCACCAAAAACTCTTATTTGGGGACTTGGATATCTATCTCAATTTCTTTGAACTCAAGTATACTTAGAATTATGGGAAGTGCCAGTTTGTTAATTGGTTACTTCCTTCTTTTGTATCTGGATGTTAGAATAGGATGTACGTTCAGATTGGTGGGTGGATTGATGATGATCCCATTTGCTGTCTCAATCAAAACTTGGGATGTCGTTGCTCTTCAAACGTTCTTTGCGGTTATTGACGCAACAAAAATTATTCAACTCTCGCTATGAATATCATTGTTCCGATGAGAATAACTGGTAGTATCCTGGTGATCATTGCTTACTTTGCTATCCTTCATATCAATACAACATTAGGTGTCGTACTACAGATGGTGGGTGATAGTATTTCAATTCCTTACTTCATACGGACAAAATCCTGGGATATAGTTATTATGGTTACATTCCTCTTAGTGATCTCCGTATCGCACATGCTATGAACATCTTTGTTACTGATCCCGATCCTTGGAAGTCTGCACGGGTTCTACCGGATAAGCACATCGTCAAGATGCCCTTAGAAACTTGTCAGATGCTTGCTATCGTATGTTCTGACAAATGGGGTCATGGGTTTGGTACTATTCCTAGAGCAGACGGTACACCTTATGCTACTGAGAAGGGTGCCTTTCGTAATCATCCCTGCACCATATGGGCGAATGATTTCGTGATGAACTGGCAGTGGTTGCTCTCGCATGGGTTTGCTCTCTGTGCAGAGTACGCTGCTCGCTACGGCAAGGTCCATACCTGCTTTCAGACTCTGAGTGCTGCAAAGGAAATATTGCCCACAGGAGACCCTACAGGGCGCTCTGGGGAGGGTCCTAAACCCTTTGTGTTTGCAGGACCGGATGAATTTAAGTATGATGCGAGCATTGATATCTACGACAAATACAAAATGTATATTGCATCCAAACCTTGGGTAAAAGATAATTATCTTAAACTTCCTTATCGTAAACCAGAGTGGATATGAAAACTACATTAACGATTGATGATAGTGGTATGTTGACTTTTCCCCCAGAAATTCTAGAAATGACTGGATGGAAAGAGGGAGATATGCTAGAATGGATTGACCGTGAAGACGGGTCTTTTGAACTGAGAAAACCTAATGAAACCTAACTGGATTTGATGAAACACATTCTTTTTACCTTGAAAGGTTGTACAAAGGATCTTCTTAATGATGAAGAGTTTGTTAGGGACATTGTTTATAATGCTTCTAGGAAGTGTAAGTCAACTCTACTTGCATTACATTCTCACAAATTTGCCCCTCAGGGCGTAACTTGTATTGCAATGCTTGCTGAAAGTCATATTAGCATTCATACCTGGCCAGAAAAAGGTATGGCAGTATGTGATATTTTTACATGTGGGGAGCATACTAAACCCAAAAAGGGTGTAGAATATATGCAAATGATGTTCAGTGCTGACAGTATTGTCAGTAAAGCATTTAAACGACCTTTAGAAGATTGATACTTATTTTACTTGATTATGCGTAATGAATTTCTTTGGGTTGAAAAATATCGCCCAAAAACTATTGCTGACTGTATTCTCCCAGACAGCATCAAACAGACTTTTTCTGACTTTCTAGTTAAAGGAGAAATCCCAAATCTTCTTCTCTGCGGAACCTCTGGTGTAGGTAAGACTACAGTTGCAAGGGCACTCTGTGAAGAATTGGGATGCGACTATTTTATTATTAATGGATCTGATGAAGGACGATTTCTGGACACAGTACGGAATCAAGCAAAGAACTTTGCTTCGACCGTCTCTCTTTCTAATGATGCACCACACAAAGTCATCATTATTGACGAAGCTGACAACACGACCCACGATGTACAACTCCTCCTACGGGCGAATATTGAGGCATTTTATAACAACTGCAGATTCATCTTCACCTGCAATTACAAGAACAAAATCCTTGAACCTCTCCACTCCCGATGTGCAGTGGTCGAATTCGGAATTAAATCCAAAGACAAACCAGCAATTGCAGCAAAGTTCTTCCAGCGTCTCGGGACTATTCTTGAGGCAGAGAGCGTTGAGTATGATCAAAAAGTTCTCGTTCAACTCATCAACAAACACTTCCCAGATTGGAGACGAGTTCTCAACGAGTGCCAAAGATACTCCGTGGGTGGTACGATTGATTCGGCAATTCTCGCGTCGTTCTCGGATGTAAAGGTCAATGAACTTATTCAAAATCTTAAAAAGAAAGACTATGCCTCGGTCAGAAAGTGGGTCGCCAATAACTTGGATAACGATCCTAGTGTACTTCTTCGTCGCATTTACGATGCTCTACCTGTATCCGTTGACGGTCCTTCTCTTGCTGCTGCTGTGCTCATTATTGCTAAGTATCAGTATCAAATTGCGTTCGTCGCAGATCAAGAAATTAATCTTCTGGCGGCGTTGACTGAAATCATGGTGGAGTGTGAGTTCAAATGACCATTCCAAATAAAGTTGAGTTGCAACATATGCAACTACAGGCTATCTTGAGAGATCATAATATTCCTGACTCCGAACTTATTTACTTGGGAGAGAGGGAATATTCAGATGAATACGCTGCACATCCAGAGTATCACGGAAAACAAATGCACTGGTACTTGGTTGCCGGAGAGCATGAAGTTCCTGTTTGTGATATAGTATCTGTTGATAGTGTAGATTAATAATTTGTGTTATAATTAAATTTTGGAGAACTATTATGGATCTAAACATTAAACTGATTAAGATTTCCTCAGGTGAGGAAGTCGTGTGCAACCTGGTTGAAGAGAGTGATGATTATCTTGTAGTTCAACGAGGTATTAGTCCCATTCCAAATGCAAATGGAACTGTTGGATTTGTGCCCTGGTGCCCTCTAGAAAATAAAGAAAGTGATGGTATCAAAATTGGTAAACAATTTGTGATGTATATCACAGAACCCGCAGAAGAGATTGCTCAACAGTTTGAGCGTATGATTAACCCTTCTGGATTGACTACTCCAGAGAAAAAGAAACTTATCCTCTGATATGAAGAAGACTACTCCACAAAATGTTCAGGAAGCAACTGAGGGTTTGTTTCGCGCAACCATGAATCTTCCTGAAGCAGCAAATCATTGTGGTATGACTCAGAAGGAGATGAAATTGACTTTCTGGGAATTTTTGAAGTATAATGAACCTGATTATGAAGTGCCTGAGAGTTGATGTTAAAACCCAAGTCAATATCTTTATCAACGATGATGATGACTATTGGGCAATCAAACACAACGCAATGCAGCAAGTGAATGATGACATTCACTGGCACTTGAAAGATAAATTTATTATTGATTATGAAATCTCTGAAAACTCCCCTCAGGTATCCAGGGGGTAAATCCCGTGCCTGTATCAAACTAGATCAATATATTCCCGATCTTCGCGATTATATAGAGTATCGTGAACCATTTCTTGGTGGCGGTAGTGTTGCAATATACATTACTAAGAAGTATCCAAATCTGAAAATTTGGGTTAATGATCTTTATAAACCCCTCTACAATTTTTGGAGAGTTCTACAAGATCCGCAGGATGGATTCAAGATGTATAAGCATCTTCAAGAACTTAAGTCACTCTATCCGGAACCAGTATCAGCAAAAGAATTATTTTTGAATGCTAAGGACATATTAAACAATGATCAGACATCCAATCTATCTCGTGCTGTTGCTTTTTACGTTGTTAACAAGTGCTCTTTTTCTGGTCTCACTGAGTCCTCATCCTTTAGCAGGCAAGCGTCTGACTCCAACTTCTCAATGCGAGGAATTGAGAAACTCCCAGGTTATACTCAAATAATCAAAAACTGGAAAATTACAAACATTAGTTATGAGAAACTTTTTACCGACAACCGAGATACTTTCACCTACCTTGACCCACCCTACGATATTGGATCTAACCTATACGGAAGGAAAGGTAATATGCACAAATCATTCGACCACGATGTTTTTGCTACCATTTGTGATCGGTTTGTTGGTCCTCAACTCATATCTTATAATTCGTCTCAACTTGTCAAAAACCGCTTCCAGGGGTGGGAAGTAGGTGAGTTCAATCTGACATATACTATGAGGTCTGTCGGGGAGTATATGAAGGATCAGCAAGAAAGAAAAGAGTTGGTTTTATTTAATTATGAATTATAATGTTAGGTATAAACTTCCAGGTGATAATCGTTATCTGGAACTTGTAGTGGAGGCAAAGAATCAGTCTCAAGCAATGAAGATCGCACAAGCACAGATTCCTTCAGCAAAAATTATAGGTGGACCCCAAGTAATTTGATAATCTATTATGGATGATGCTTATATAAAAAATTCTAATAGATATATGTGTGGTGGTCTAGAACGTCATCCATGCAATATACTACGTCTAATCAGTGAACTTGAGGGGTCTTATCAACTACTCAAGTATATGGGATTTGAGGATGACATGAATACCCTGAATGAAATCAAGGGTAGATATTATAAAATG